CTATGCAACAATGAATGTACAACTGAATTGATTTAAACTGTCATGTTCTGACCACTGGGATGGGTTCCCAAAAATCTAATCAAATCTCCATTAAATGCAACCATTGGGCATGTAACCTCATACACAATGGAATTCATAATCTTCAAATCCTTGCTGGTGTAATTTCCTGTCCACCTGGCAATCTCCATCATGCATGCAAATGCTGCCTGTGTCAACTGGGCTGGCATTCTCAAATCATACTTGGAATAATCTCCTGCAATAATCCTATCCTTGCCATGCTTGGACATATGGTTTGCTAACTGCTCCCATTCTGTTCCTGCTGCATTAATACCAACTGCACATTCTGCAATCAATGGATTAATTGACAAAAACCTTGCAATGGGCAAAAAATACTTCCTAATTCCCATCTGCAAAACTACTGGTGCTGCTTGGAAAACTCTAACCTTGTCCTTACTCTCTGGGGTTGGCTCATCCTTCAATGATGAACCAAAAACACAATTAACACACTTTCCTTGTGACCACATGGTCATGGCAACTTCAAACTCCTTCATGATTTCTGGTACAAAAATCTTGGGCTCTGAAATGTTATCATACTCCTGGGGATCCAACATAACTAAATGGGGGGTTTTGGGTCCTCCAATGGGAAATCCCATGGATGTACTGGCTTTCATGGAATCAATAAATCTCTTTCCATCAATACCACTAACAATTTCAACTGTGGTCAATGGCCTAATGTCATTGCACCAAAATTCTTCATCTGAACCAAAAATGTCCTTCAAATCACACAAATAATCATCAATGGCTCTATCAACATTGGATGTTGCAAAACCAATTGATGGTTTGGATGAAAACTTCAATGAATCATACCATGGCTTCCACTCCTGGTTATCAACATAACCATCCTTCTCAATGGGATTCTTAAATTTGGGTGCTCCCCAACTATTGGGAACACCTGTCACTTCTTCAACAACTTTTGAAATTGGGGTCTCAATAACTGCTGAATGATGACTGGCTCTGCCTTTAACATTGCCATAACTAACAACTGCTGAATCACCATCAATAAAATTCAATGGGGATTTCTTATGAACTTCACCTCCTGTGGTGAAATCCTTACCCATGAATATTCCTTCAATGTCTGAACTCTGGGGGGTGTCAATGTGCAAAATACTCAAACTTCTGACTTCTGCAATCATATTTTGAATTTCTGCTCTGACAACTGTCATTCCACATCCTTCTGGGGTGTTGGGCCTTCCACCCAAATGAAATCCCAAAATGTGTTTGTGAATTGACTCACTAAAAAATGTTGCCATGCACAAACCACCAAATGTATCCTGTGACAATTTGTAATAACTGCCATTGAAATACTCAACACCATTATAAACTCCAATGGTGTGGGTCCACAATGTCCTATCATACATCATTGAACCATCTCTCTTGGTGAAAACCATTGTTGCTGGGACTGTCCTTCTCTGATAATCCTCACTAAAATATGGCAACAATGTCTTAACATCTGGGGAATTGGCTACATAGAACATGGCCAAATCACCATGAAAACTAACCCTGGTTGGATCAATAATGGTTCTAATAACAAAACCTTTTCTTTCCAACTTGATCTCCTTGGGCTCCTGGGGCAACATGTGCTTGGGCATGATGTAATAACCTGTACTAATGGCTACACTATTACAATGCCTAACATTGTCACCACTCTGGTATGAAATGGTGAACTGGTTCTTTCCAATCCTATTCTTCATTTCATCATTGGCACCTACTGTGGCACCAATTCCTGGGTTCTTGGGTTCTGGTTGAACCCATGGGTTGGACTCACTATCTCTCTGCTGAATGTCTGCAACTGATCTGGGGGCCAAATTGCCTTGAACATTGATTGAATTTCTCAATGCCTTAACAATCTTAATGGCTGACCAAATCAAACCAAACCCTGCAAATGCTGCACATGCATACTTAACATGCTGTTCCCTGATGTTCTTGAACATCTTGGGCATAACATCTCTTTCATGCATCAACCTTTTGTAATAAACTGACTTGGCATACTCTACAATGGTTGAATAAATACACAAAAATACAACAAATGAAATGGCACCAAAACCAATGGCTCCATACAATGTTTGGGTATAAATTGCTAAACACAAAAAACTGGTGATCAACAACCACAAACTACTCATGGCCTTAACATCTCCCTTAATGACATCAACTCCTGATGACATCATTGCTCCAACAACATACTCATTCTTCAAAAATGACTCTGGGACATAATTGGTCCACTTGGCAAATGGTGACTTCTCAAACCAATTCAATTTCTCCAACAATTGCTCAACTGCAAAATCTTCAACTCTGGTTTGAACTGTGTGTGAAACTCTCTGGAATCCATTGTTCCACCTGGTTGCTCTCTTGGACAACACATCTGCTATCCTAACACCAAACTGGGGCTCAATATCATCATCATACTCACAATCACAAATCTGACTGGGGGCATTGCATCTCTGGCACCATGGCAACTTATCTGACAAATTTGTCTGTTGCTTAACTACTGCTTCTTGAACTGCAAAATGCTCCTTGGATTCCTTGATAATCCATTTCAAAAATGTGAAAATATCAACATTGGTCAATCCTTGCTTGTTAATAAACTCAAATGTGGGGGCAATTCTCTTACCTCCTGTATCATTGCCCAAAATCTGGATTTCTCTAACTGTGATATCCCAAATGTCTTGAATCTCATCTGAATCTCCATACTTCTTGAAAACCTTGGTGGGGTCCAACATGTGGGTCTTATTACCCAACTCATCATACTTCTTGAACTCATCCTTGACTTTCAAATCAACATGAACATGGGCTCTCCTGCCAATGCTAACTGGTTCATTACTGGTTTGATGTGCCAACAAATCTTCAACATTGGTGGTAATGGAAACAACTGATGGCTCAATACTGATCTTGCCCTTATTGGCCAAATCTGCCATAACTGCATATCTCTTAATGTTATTGCAAATCTGAATCAACCAATCACTGGGGGCCAAATCAACATAATCTAACTTGGTGTTACCATAATCATCAATCTTGATACCTGTAACATATGTCCTCATATTGGACATGTGCTTATCATCTGGGTTCAATGTGATAACATGATCATCACCACTGCTAAATCCATTGGCCTTCAACAATGTCATCATAACAACATCTGTAAATGTGGACTTACCAACTGCTGATTCTCCAAAAACCTTGAAACAAAATGGGGCTGCTCTCAAACCACCTCTAACTCTGCTGGCTTCAAATTCTGTCAACAACAAACTAATCTCCTTAAATCTGGCTGACAAAATCTTCTTCTCTGCTCCACTGGGGGTGGTCTTGTATGCATTCTCCAAATCATGGCACAATGAATGCAACTTCTTATCAAACTCTGCTTCATCAATGCCAACAAACTTCTTCAAATTTCCATTTCTGGCATACTCCCACAATGACAACATCTCAATGTATCTTGTCTCCAACTCAATAACATCTGAACTGGAAAACAACAATGGTCTCATACTACCACTGGTGAAACACTTGTATCCTCCTTCTGCAAAAAACACAATTGTCTCTACACATGCATCAATCAAAT